TGTCTGATTCTTGAATTTGGATCGTTTCTAGTTTCTGCAGATGCTTGTTTTAATTGTCCTGCTGATCTAGCACAATATGATTTTCTTCTTTTTGCAGCGGCTGATCCTGGTTTAACTTTTCCTGTTACGGCAGTTTTTAATTTTGATCCTGGATTTTTTCTTCTGTATGCTGCAACACCTTTTGCAGTCATGCCTGCACCCGATTTCGTAGAACGATAGTTACCTGCAGACTTTCGTCTTGAAGGCATACCACCTTTTTTCATGGAGTTAACAAGTTGTAAAACGGATTCTTGATAATCCATAGTAACCTTTATTTATCGATTAATACTGTACACTTAGCACTTGTAATAGCATTACAAGTCATAAAACCTTTAAATAGAATTCCATCTTCAGGGATATTAAGTGTTAATACATCTGCTGGTAAAACTTCAGTTGTGAACTGAGTACCATTTTCATCTTGTAAAACAATCGAACCTGTGTCCGTAGTTGTAGTTACATTTGTTAAAATAATTCCTCTTAATCTAGTACGGCCACCGAACACCGAACCTGCTGCTGTAATCTGTACTGCTTTTACGTCACCTTTTGCTGCCATAATATCTCCAATTATAACTTATAAAAGATGGGGCGTAAAGTACGCCCCATCATAATAATTAACCTTACGCTCCTGGAGATCCGAAGATTCCTCTAGGGTCAGACCAACCGAAGCTGTATCTTTCTCTAGCTTTGAATCTAACGTTACCAGTATCGAAATCACCTTCAATAGCTGTTTTGATAGGACTTCTTACGAAGTTCTTTAAGCCATTAGGTGCATCAGTCATGATGAAGAATGCATCAGTGTCAGTTAAGAAGTGATTAACTCTGTAACCTTCTGGTATCATTCCCATGTTCATCATAGCGTTGATGTCGTTCTTAGCGTAGTCACTACCTGTTAGAGTAGTAGATAGAGGAGTTTTCATTACTCTCTCAGCAGTAAATTGTAATTCTTTTGGAATTATCATTTTTCTGCCTTGAATAGCAATTTTTAAACCTCTTTCATCTACGAAAGACGCAATATCAATTAGAGATTGCTCTAATGATGTTTCGTTAAGGTCTGCTGCAGTAGAAAGTTCATTTCTGAAAGTTCCACCAGTTGCTAATGGGTGGTTTGTTGTACAAAGTGCAACACCGTCACCACCGTTATAGCTTCCACCTGTATCAAACGCATTGTTTAGTACAGCTGCTGCTTTAACTTGTTTAGTGTTAGCCATTGATCTAGCTAACGCTCTTGTATATCTAGACGCAAGTCTGTCATACAGGTTATCTTCAATCGCTTCTTCAGTGATTGCGAAACCTAATGCAACAGTCTCGTGAGTGTATCTAGATGTGAAAGATTCAGTTGCTTGATCGTAAACGATTCCAGCACCTTCTTGTTTCACTGATGCACTTCCGAAACCTGATAGCATTACTTCTTCTTCAAAAGCTCTGTCTGATGCTTCTGACATGAAGATTTCTGCATGTTCATTCTCGTATCTGCTATATTCCAGGCCAAATAGGGCATTTAAACCTGGTTCTAGTTCTTTAACTAGTTGTGATCTACTTATCGCCATAGTTTATTCTCCTATTACTTACCTGTACCGCTTTGTCTGTAGAAGTGGTTGTTAATTCTAACTAACACACCTACATTTGAAACGGTTAAGTCTTGGTTATCTGGGTTTTGTGAAATATCAATTGCTTGAACCACAAAAGTTCCCGCTACTCCAGAACTTCCTACGTCTAATTGTGCGTATGAAATTCCAGTTGCAGTATTCCCAGTTGTATCTGTTACTGAATAGTTTTGAAACAAATCAGCTACTCCGTTTGTGAAAGATAAATTTGAATTCATCTCAAAAACTGTATCTGGTGCATCGATAACATAAGCAACAATGTCACTTGCGTTAGTTGATGACGGATAGTAGTTTTTAAACGTTGGCTTTTGAGTAGTTGGATCTGTATAGAAACATCCGTTAAAAACACCCACAACTTGACCAGAAGTTCCACCACTGTGTTTTGCAATTGTACCAGCTGTAGTTGGTTCAACCAAATCACCTTGGTAAATGCTTACACCGTAATCGGCAGCTATTCTGTATCTGTTTTGAGCATTAATAAACGGAGAACCATTCAGCTGTCTTACGGGTCTTAATCCGTATAGCTCAGTTTTATTTGCCATATGTTTTTCTCCTTTTTAACATTAATGTTCATTGGTTGGTATTACGAAAAAATTATTTCTTATTACCACCAAAAGTTACACGAGATTGTCTATCAATATTGATAGGCATCTCAGGTCGCTGCTCCTTCATTAAATCGTTGTCCACGGCTTGTTGTTGATCTCGAGTTCTTCCTGCGAAGTACTCTTTACGTGACTCAACTATTTCTTCAGGTATCCTTGCCAGCACAAGGCCACCTACTCCTATGATACCCGCGTGTTTACCGTCGCCGATAACTGGATAATCGTGTTGGCCAATCTGTGATGTAAGCTCTTCAGCTCTTACCAATTCATAGCCTTCTCTTAGTTTTTTAGACATATTCGCAGTGTCCACAAAACCTCCAGCCTCAGCCCTTAACCATCTATGGTGAAAACCATCTGGTGCAGGCGGTGCATCTAAGTTAGATGGAGGAGTCCAAGGAGCTTTTCTTTTATCAACTTTTGCTCTTGTCTCCGAACCGCGTGAAGTTCTATTTAATTTATTTTCCATAATACTATACCTCCTTCACGTATTTTGCGTATTCTTCTAGTGGCACCCCTAATTTTTTCGCAATAGCGACTTGTGACTTGGTGAGTTTCACGGATCTGCGTCCAGTTTTACCTCTATTAGCAGTAGCAACTGTCTGGACGGGTTTTCTTGGTTGCTCCTGTGTTTCTGACTCAGAGAACTTCTGAGGATAAACCTCTTTTATTCTCTTATCAATCTCATTATAGTAGTCTTCACTGTCTACGTCAAACCCTTCTCCCACTAGATTTTCATGGATTTGAAAAGCGGTGTTTGTCATATACTGATCTTGACCAAACCAATCGTTTTTTTCAGCCCAATCTCTAGCTTTTGGACTAGGATTATTGACCTGACTTTCAACTTGTTGCATTGGGTCATTACCTTGAGATTGAATCTCCTGTTCTGGAGCTTCAGTAACCTTTTTACGTCTTTCTCTGTCTGCAAGAGAAATTTTAGCTCTTTCCTTCTCAACGGTTAATCTAGCCAAGTCTTCTTGGGCAGATATAATCGCTTCTGAATCATTCATTTCAATAGCTGCTTTTAACTTAGCTTTGACTTGATCTTTTTCAGAGTCTATTCTTGCATCGTACTGTTTGACATAACTTTCGTCTATCTCATCGTACTTAGATTTAACGTCAGAGTATTTTTTCTTTAAGCCTTCAGCATAAGTAAGAGCTGCTTGTTCTCTTCTTTCTGCTTCACGCATTTTTTTAGTAAGTTTGTCAATTCGTTTTTGAACACCCTCACTATACTCTTGTAAATTTTCTTTAGGTTTTTCTTCTTGAGTATCAACTGTATCTTCTTCGATAGATATTTCTGGTTTTTCAGATTTATCATCTTTGTCGTATGTTTGATAACCTAAATCTACTTCACCTACATTTAAATTAGGTTTAGTACTTTTCTGTTCTTGTTCTTCAACCTGAACGTTTGTTTCTTTAACATCATCCGTGTCTAAATCAACACTAGGATTTTTGTCTCTTGTCGTATTTAACTCCTGCATACTTTATTCCTCCTTAGTATGTTTGCAAAATATCGTTAGGATCGTCTACTACTGCAATGATCTCGTCATCATTAAGTATTCTGACTTCTCCTCCGTCTATTTTGAATCTTGCCCCTGCGTATCTTCCAAAAATTACCCAATCACCAGTTTTACACCATGGCCCTTTAGGAAATTTTTCTTTATCTTGATAACAAAGGTCTCCTTGTTTCAACACGTAAGCACACACAGTAGTCATCTGCATGGTATCAAGTGTCGTATCAGATAAAAGAATACCACCCTTAGTTTTTCTAGCTCCAGCATGTGGTAACACCAACATTCTGTAACCTGTAGGGTTTGGTAATTTATCTAATAAAGATTTGTCTGATTTTACTTTATCGGCTGTAAGCCTTTTGTCTTCTTTTTCTTTAGTCTCTTTGTCGTACTTTTCTTGAAGACCTAATTTAATTTTAGGTACTTCCAGATTTGCGGTCTGTGTCGTCATCGAATAACTCCTGTTTGTTCTGCAGGTCCGTCAAGTCCTGTAGCAAGGTTTCTAGGCCTTGTAATTTACCTTTAATATACCAAAATTGATTAAGATTGTCTACACTGTACGCAAGACTGTCTTTAAGGTTTGCGACCTCTTTGTTTATCTTGATCTTAATGTATTTGTAGCTATCGTAATCAATCACAAATGATATATATCATTTACTTACGTTTAATCAAGTCAGTAGCCTTAAGTCCGTAAACGCTTGCAATAACTCCTACGAAAATTGTTTGATACCAAAAAGGAAGCTGTGAGAAGTACTCAAAGAAAAGCTGCATTTTGTCCATAGCGGTTGGGTCATCTGAAAAAACTGCCCATGAAAGCATTACAATCGGAGCCGAGAGCAATAATAAAATAAATTCGTCTTTCCAGTCCGAATTTCTTGATTCTAATAATTTACCTTCGTATGCTATCTCTCCCGCTCGCATTTTCTCTGCGTGCTTTAGTTGTGCATCCGACATTGCTTGTTTCGTCTTCTGACGATTGGCATATAGGTGGGCTCCAGTTTTTAGGCCCATTCCCAATAGATTTAACCACGGCATAATACTGTTCTCTTCTCCTTATTCCTAAATATGGTAGCATCTCTTCCATAAAGTGTAAAGCACGGTGGCCTCTAATAGAGAATCTATAAACTGTTTTGTGATGTTCT